GCAATAGCTGCAATCGCGGCAAGAGCTGCAATCGCTGCAAGAGCGGCAATCGCTGCAAGAGCGGCAAGAGCGGCAATCGCTGCAAGAGCTGCAATCGCGGCAAGAGCTGCAATCGCTGCAAGAGCGGCAATCGCTGCAAGAGCGGCAAGAGCTGCAATCGCTGCAAGAGCGGCAATCGCTGCAAGAGCGGCAATCGCTGCAAGAGCGGCAATTAATACAGTTAAAGCAATTTATTAAACTTTTTGAATATGCTTTTGCTTCTTCTAATGTATAATATGACTCTTCCCATTTATTACCATTTTCATCAATATAGTATCCGTTTTCTGTTTTCATAGCTTTTCAATTTCTTGTTTAACTTCTATCCAATATGGGTTATTTATTACTCTCATACCATCCATTTCCATTTTATCAGCCAATATCTCATCTACTGCTATTAAGGCGCATTGTTTTACTCTTTTATTGCTTCCACCTAATGCAGTATCTAATACAATTAAATTATACTTAAGAATCAACTCTTCTGCTTTTTCTTTTGGTGTCATAGGTATTCAATTTCTTTGTATTGGTTCATCAGGTGAATAAGTCTCTCATCGTGCCGTTGGCAGGCGGCTTCAGCCATAAGGCGCTTTGTCAGCCATTCCTTTTGTACCGTAGTATCCACTATATAAAGCTCTGACATCTGGCGGTAGTATAGGGATTTGTCGAAGGCTTTTTCGCATACTTTGCGCTGGGCTTTAATCTTGCCGTATAGGATTCCTTTTACGTTTACCATGGCTCTGCGTTTACTTTGTCCATATAATCCATCAGGTCATTCTCCCGAAACACTTGGTCCCGGCGACCCTGATAGTAGGTATGTTCTATGAACTGTCGTTCTTCGGCTAGCAGGATTTCCGCCATAGCACGAATCATAAGGAGCTGATCATTAGCTTCCTCGTTGGAGAACATTACGTCCTCAATCTTGCTGATGAATTTCTGTAGTGGTGTCATTGGTCTTTTGGTTTAGCAGTTGTTCTTCTTCTTCTTCGAGTAGCCTTTGGCGATGTTCTTCGAAGTCGGTGTCATAGTCAGGCTCGATGTCGGAGTCGTCGTCGAGCCACGGGGCGTTGATGCCCCAATCGTCATTGTCTGGATACATGTGTTTGGTTTTGGTCCTGTAAATGTACATGTACGACAGGCCCCTGCGCAATAGGGGTACTCCACTAATTTACTTCCAATCGTGATTATTCATGAAATAGTCCAAGTGTTCCTCGGAATAGTTCATGGCATTGGCTCTCATGAACCCCGCTTCGAAAGCTTCACGGATGGTCAGTTCAATTAAAAGGAGGGTTTTTTCGTCCAGATCGGGGAATCGGTCTCTCATTTGTTGCGCTTGGTTACATTACGGTGAAAGATATCATGCATCATGATGACGCAGACCATCAGTCCGTTAGTTAGAAAAAGCCATTTGTCGTTCGTCTCAAGGGCGATTGCCATTCCCACCATCCCGATGAAAAGTAGCGTTAGCAGTAGGTTTTGTTTCATGGTCTTTATTACGGGGCTACAAAGGTAAAGGTTACTATCGGATAACGCCGTCTACTATCTCCTTATTTTCAACGGTAAATGAGCCTGATTTCTCGGTTGTTATGAAAGCGAACCCGTGGGCGTGCTTGGTATTATGCGGGTCATAATCGGGTGACAGGGTGCATAGGCATCCGGTAGACCACGTTTTAGTAACCTTGCCGGTGATGTCTTTCTCGGAATGCATAGAGACCTGATGTGTATGTCCAATCAGCAGATTATGCTTGGAACGGATATAGGCCCCACGGGCGGCATTGACGGGCGCAAATACTCCACGTACTACGGTGTGACCATGAAGCATCGGGAGCTTGCCGGCTTTGACGATAACGTTCTCTTTGATGAACTGGATGTTAAAGCTATCCAGCTTCAGGCGGGTTTCCAGTTGGTAGTGTGAGTCATCGAATACTACGGCGCAATGGTCGATGAGCCAATCGGTATACCATCGGTCGTGGTTGCCTTCCATGTAAAGTATCAGGGCTTTGGGGAAGTTCTTTCGAAGGGCGGCGAGAAAGTCCGTTGTCATATCAAAGTACTCACGGGCTCGCTTCTTATCTGGCGGGGTACGGAATCGGGTAAACGGGGCGTTATCGATAAGGTCTCCGCCGATTACTATGCAGTTGGCTTTGTTATCGATGCCGTATTCTAGGGCGGCGGTCAGGGCTTCTTCATCGTGGTTAGGGATGTGAATGTCTGATATCCAAAGTACGCGGTCGTATTCAGCGGGTATCTGGTATACTTTGCGCTTGTTACCTTTGGACTTTTGCAGTCCCCATCTTTTAAGGACGTCGGGGTTTTGTTTGGCTTTTTCCATCATAGATTGGCTTGGTAAGATGTTTTTACGGTTCTTTTTTCCTGACTTGCCGGCATAATATCGAATCTTATAGCGGGCGTGTTCAGAATCTTTGAATAGGGTTGGGTAGTCTTCGAAGAGCTTTCGGGCTATTTGGTTATGGCTTAAGCCTCCGAATTTCTCGATATACTCTTTAACTATTTTTGCGCTCATCAGTTGGCGGGTATCCAGAATCCGAAATCTTCGGTGTCTTCTGTTTCGTGCATTAGTCGGTATTGTTCTTCGAGAACCCTATAATCGTATTCGATTACTACGGGGTCTGAATAATAGAACCAGACCATTACGAATCTGGAGTCTTCGTGCTCGCTGAACTTCTCGATGTCATCGAGTGTAAAGGTAATCTTTCGTTTGCGGATATTCCTGCCCGCTGTTTTCATCTTGGCTTCCCGCAGGACATCATCTTCATCATCGATGACGGTGGGAAATAGGATTCTGTTGCAGGTTATGATGGTGGTCATAGGTGGGAGGTATATTCAAAGTGCATCCCGTCGGGGCGAGTAAATCCGCTACCGCAGGTCCATCCTGCGTCGGCCCATATCTCATCGAATAGTGTGGTAAATGGTGTAAGGCCGTAGCTTACGGCTTGGTTTTTAGACATCCCTAGAGGGTTATTGGCGGCGTTGATATCGATTGCCAGCCCCCAGCTATGGATTGACATCTTTGTTTTAGAGCCTCGTACGAATCGGATGTTAAAACACCCGTCCCAAGTGTTAATTTCCTTAAAGGCTCCGAGGGAAATAATACGGTTAAGGACCGTTTCCAGTGGTTCGATGATATCCCGGTTGATGTATATCTTATTGGGTAGTGCGGGAATATGGGTATCTATCCACATGGGAACGGTCCATAACACCATATGTTTGGACTGAAAGCCTTTCGGGTCGCTGGCGGGGTTGCCGTAGCGGTCGATAAGCTTTTGGTATTTAGCCTTTTCCGTCATTTTTCTTGGAAGCTTTACGGAAGATAGTCGATAGGGTTGCGATAACTGCCACCCAAGGGTTATTAGTTTTCAACAAAAGTGCGGTAACAGCGGCGGCAAGTACGAAGAATCCCCAAAATGTGAACTTATACATGCTGGGAATATGTTTGACGGTGACTATCTCGGTCTTAACGGAATCGGTTTCCGTGGACTGGTAATGGTGAAGCTGTTCCTGCAGGCGGGAGATGATGATATTTTGTTCATCGCAGTTGGCTACGACTTGTAGCCGACCCTTGCTGATAGATACGGATGCGGAGGCCCTGCCTGATCGGGTAACAAATACGGTGTCCCGTTTAGACGGTAGCTCGATTACTACGGTATCGCCGGGGACGGTAATGATAGAATCACGGATGATAGTCTCCCGTACGGTTATGAGGCTATCCCGTTGGATATAGACGACTTTAGGCTTTACGATGGAGCAGGAAGCCAATAAGGCTACTGATGCTGTTAGGATGGCTGTTTTCATGGTATAATGCAAAGGGGCGGTCAGGTTTCCCCGCCGCCCCCTTGATGGTGAAGGGAGGTTATTACTTGGATTCTGTGGAGTAGTCCTTAATGAAGGTGGTAAGGAACGCGTTGACCGTCATCACAAAGATGTTGATAGCGGCGGCAGGAACGATGCTGTTCTCGCTCATGTAATTGGCTACCTGAATAACGATAGCGGCGCCCTGCATAATCCACATAGCCGAGGACCAGCCTTTAGGCCAAGAGCCAGAGGAAAGGATGGGAGACTGAAGGATTCCTGTGATGGCGCAGGAAAGGATACCGATAACCAGCTGACCGGTAGGGCCAAACATGTTACCATAGATTCCAGAAAGGACCATGGCGAGGGAGAGAATCTGCCATGCAAGTGATTTGTTCTTCATGCTTTTGATTTTAGGGGTTTATTTTTTAGTTGACGATGCGAATTCCATGTAGAATAGCTTGAAGTCCCTATCGTTCTGCTCGATTTTTGTTTCGATTTTATCCAGCCGTTCTTTATGTTCTTGCAGAACAGCTCGGTGTCCTGCATATTCTTCCCGAAATTTCGCAAGGTCTCTCTCGATTTTCTGGATAGTACCAAGAATTCCGCGAAGGAAATAGCCGACAACGCCAATAAGAACAGGTGTAACAAACTTGTAGACATCAGACAGGATTGAGACTCCGCTTTCCATAAGTAAATATACTTCTATTTAAGGGTATCGACAAGGGTTGTATCTGCTACGATTACTGTATCGGCGATTGCGGCGGAATCTACGGCAACGGTATCCGAAGTAATTGTGTTAGTTGCATCAGTTTCTGACGATGCGCAGGCCCCAAGGGCGGCGATAGAAAGGATCAGGATTGTTTTTTTCATTAGATGATAGGGATGAATAGTGGTGAGTAAGCTAATACGGCGTTATCGATAACGGTGTCATCGGCTCCCCAAGCTTGGAGGGTTGCGTTATCGATGGGCACTTGGAAGTTAGCGGCGTGCTCTGATGAGCCGTCTGGGTTCACTTTGATGAGGGCGCAATCGGCTACGGCTGAATCAGCACCGCGGATAAGTCCATTGACCTGCCACGTGATGGCGTTGGCTTGTTTCTCTTGTAGTGGCCCGACGTTGATGGGCTGGATGGATACGTAGTATGACATGGTTTAGTATAGTTGCATTAGCCATGCGGTTCCACCGTTGGTAGTTCCGCTCATGGCTTGTGATGAAGGTAATGCTGTTTGAGCTCCTAGATAGGATGTTGTTTTAGCGCTATTGGTAAAGTCAAATAGTACTGATGATGATACAAACGCCGTATTAGCTCCTAATATAGGGGCTGTGGTAGCTGATGATGCACTATACATCCATCCAATAAAGTATATTCCTTTTGATGCTGAATAGGTGCTGGAGAAAGCTTTGCTAGACCACGTTGCAGATGCAGCTTTCCATATATTACCATCATTGGTTGATGATGCTACAAGTGTTATAGTCCCACCCGAATAGGTATATAATCCTACCCCGTTATAGTTGTTTGCGGTATAGCTTCCTTGAGTTCCTTGATACCACTTTACTCCAGTTACTGTTACTGCTTTAGATAAATAAATAGCGGTGAACTCAACCCTTTGGCTTGTTAGTGCTGTGTTAACGAATATGGAATTGTTTGGGTTAGATAAAACCATTCCCAAGAATCCACTTCCTAAAGCGTTAAAACCACTATATACATCATTAGCTGTTTCTTGCTTACCATTAAAGGTCGTCCAGTCTGAAGTCGATAATAGCCCCCGATTAGAAGCGCTGGCGGTAGGAAGGTTAAAGGTATGTGTCGTTCCGCTTGAAGTAATAGCGAAGTCCGTTCCTGATGTTCCAGTAGCAAAGGTCTGGGTAGCCCCTGTGAGTCCGTTGAGCGATGTGATGCCTCCGCTACCCCCGCTATATTGCGGGATGTTTAGCGTTGAACCTACAAGCGTAGCGGCTCCAGATGTGCCGGTAGTGGTCAGCGTTATTGCATTCTGTTTACCATTAAAGGTAGTCCAGTCTGTCTTTGTCAGTAGTCCACGGTTATTAGTTCCGTTGGCATCTGGGATGTTAATAGTATGCGTATCGCTAGCCGATGATATATTTAGGTCAGTACCGGAGGTGCCTGCGACGATATATTGCGAACCTGTATTAAGGCCGTTGATATCAACGATTCCATTGAAAGCATACTGCGGTATATTCAGCGTACTGCCTACAAGGGTGGCGGCGCCTGATGAGCCCGTAGTGGTTAGGCTAATGGCGTTCTGCTTTGCCGCGAACGTATTAAAGTCAGATGACTTCAGGTATCCATCTTGGGAAGCTCCAGACCGTTTGACTTCTACGGTGAGGCCCGATCCGATGACGGCGCCAGTTCCTCCCGTGATGGTCAGCACCGATGATGTGGATTCTGTCAGGTTACCCTTTGTAAGGGCTGGCTCCTTGCTATTGAACGTACTCCAGTCTGCCGAGGTTAATAATCCACGGGCGGAGGCTGATGCGGATGGTATATTGAACTTATGGTCATTGGCTACCGAGCTGATAGCGAAGTCCGTTCCCGTGGTGCCAGTGCTGAAAGTCTGTGTGCTACCCGTCTGGCTATTAAGCGAGGTGATAGCGTTGCCGGGATACTGCGGGATGTTAAGGGTTGAGCCTACCAGCGTCGCCGCTCCAGAGGTGCCCGTGGTGGTAAGGGTAATGCTATTCTGTTTGGAGTTAAACGTACTCCAGTCGGCTGAAGAAAGGTATCCGCTTTGCGAAGAGCTCGCCTGCTTTACTTGGATGGTGGCACCCGAACCGATGACGGCACCAGTACCGCCTGATACGGTCAGTACGTTAGAGGTGGCTTCGGATAGGTTACCGAATGTCAGGGCTGACTGTTTGCCGTTGAAGGTAGTCCAATCGGCGTTGGTGAGTAGTCCTGTGGTGGTTCCGTTGGCGGTAGGCAGATAGGACTTAATGTCTGATATCTTGGCCTTCAGGGTGGCAGACCCTTGAACTACGGGGAATACGTCGTTATCCGATACGGATGTTACCGGGGTTAACTGACTTATCTTTTTGTTTGCCATTATAGGGTAATTAAATCGCCTGCTTCGGTTTCCATTATTTCCCCAGCTTCGGTAAGGAGGTAGCTATATTGGGGCGGTTTATTGTCAATAAAGAACTTATATCCAGAGAAATAGACGTCAGTATCTGGAAGCGACGGCACATCATTAAAGATGATATACGGATACTTGCCCGGCGCTACTCCATTAGTGGTATCTATTGTATCAATGAATCCAAGCGTATCAAATACAGAAAGCACCATTAAAGTCTCGGTAGACGGAACGTAGATGTCTCCGAAATAAATGGTGTTGATGTTATATGATGGAGGTGTTTTAAGGCTGAATGAAACGGTCTCCGTAGCTACGTTATAGTAGGGTACGAAGTCCTCATAGGCAGTAAGTGTGCCAGAGTTATCGGCAAGGAAACGGGTTATCGTCTCCCTTGCGTTTTCAATAGGCGTCTGTATCCAGTATTGAATCACAGAAGCTTAAATTTATATCCGACGAAATAAGCGGGCTCGTTAGGCTGGATAGCCATTTCGTTCCAGATGATGTATGGATAGTGACCCGGCTCGGTAGGGGAACCTCCTGCCGACGGATCAAAGGTGGCCAAAGACACTACTCCGTCTGTCAGGACAAACGAAGCATTGGCCTCCGATGATGCCAGATACCACGTTCCGAAAAGGATTTCATTATTATTGAACGGCAATGAGGGAATCTGTCCTGCATAATAGATGACCTCTGTCAGCTCGGTATAGGAAACGGTCTTTCCTGCCAGCCCTGTAACAATGGAAGCGTTAGCGTCAACGAATCGTTGCACCACTTCTTTAGCGTTTTCAATGGGTGTCTGGAGCCAGTATTGAGCCACTTTCCTATGGATTTAGTAATGAAGCAGGGAGGTGTTACCCTCCCTGCAAAGATACGAATTAGCTATGGATATAGCAGGTGTCGAAGATGCCAGTAGGCGTAGTGTAGCCGCAGGGGCTATCGCTATTCTGCCATTTGCACTGCACTTCCCAAGCCATTGCCGCACCGATATCATCGGCGACAGGGTTCTTGGGGGTGAAGGTAACAGGCTCTTCAGCAAACCATACCTTCGTAGAAGTACGGAAAGCGATGGTGTAATCCGTAGAGTTACGGATAGCGTTGTAGAAATCGCAGTTATCAGCCGCGAACGGGTCCTTATACGTCAGGATGTGGGTGGTGTTACCGTTGTAGGTAACAGAGTCACCGAAGCCCGTCAGTTCAGCGGTGGTACCGCCGTCATAAGAACCTTGCGTTTGATAGATGACGATGATGCTAGCGTTATTGATACCAGTCGACCATACGGAAGAAGAGGTAGGGTTAGCAAGCAGGGTATCGATATAGGTATTTTTGATGAGGGCGATAGAGCGAACGCGGCCGTATTCGATTACGGAAGAGTCCAGACACGGGTTACAGTAGTAATCCGGAATTGATCCGCCCCCACAATTTGATGAGGGATAGTAGATAGACATCTGTTAGGATTAAATAATAGTTAGAACAATGCGTTTACCGTTTCCGGTACTTTATTCTTTTGCGGCTTACAGCTACTTGCCGCCTTTCGCCCACTACATCCGCCAGCTGTGGTACTCGCCCAATCAACGGATGTCCCTAGCATTCCTGACATTCCAAACACTTGGAATTGGCAGTGATATCTAGGGTATAATATATTGCAAAGTAGATGGACTCCATCGACAGGGGGCAGTTAGCGCCCGCTCCGTATTCATTAAGGAATACGGCTTGGCTGTTATTGTTTGCCTTGGTGACGATGGAGCGTACTTTAGCCAGCCCCGAATTACCGAGGTCAGACTTTGTTAAAGAACATGCCAGCCCGCTGGAGACCTTCATAATAAGGTCTTCCTGCGTATATCCGATGTTAAAGCGGTTAGCATAGACGATGGCTACCATTGAGCAGTTCATCGCTATCATTCCGTTACCATCACCCCAAGCGGAGGCGGCGGCATCGGTGAAGGCTATATCGTTACAGCGGTGGTATATGCTGAAGTCGAAAGTATCGTCGATAGATATGTCTTTGATATTGTCCCCATCGATAATATAAGGCCGCTGTGGGCTATCATCTTTCGGGGTGGTAAGTGATGCCAATGAGTTAACGTAAGAGGACTGGAAGGCGGGTTCGTTTAGGATTCCGCCCATCAATCTGTCGTTAATGACATCAACTATCTTATCTAGTAGCTTCATTTGTTAAGCAGGTCATTGATAAACTGTTCAGCTACCACTACCATATGGGCCACTTCGGCCTCTGTCGGGGCGTATGTCTTTCCGAACTTTGGCTTATCCTGAAGCCATTCGGCTTTATCTGCGTTATCGGGGTTCTTGAATCCTAGGCTGTATCCGCTGGCACCGCTACCGCCGACGATGTTAAAGTCGCTTTCCATCTGGCGGGTAAGGCTGAAAATAACCTTACGGGAAGACCCTCGGTTATTATCCTCACGGATACGCATATAAGCGTTGGTATATTCTCCTAGCGGTTTCCCGTCGGAGTTAAGGCCGTCCACGTGGATACGTTGTTTCATCTGTGCGACGGTATCTAGTGCGATGGTCCGTAGCATCTGATCTCTGGCTTCACCGTTGCTATTGGCAATGGACTTTAGTTCCCCGATTATGGAAGATGCCACTTGGTTCAGGTTGCTACTGAATTTAAGCATTATAGGTAAGCCTCCCTTACTGCGATAGGCGGGTCACATTCGATGCAACAGTCGCTATCGTTGATGTTAGCGCCGGCAATAGCCTGATTAAGGGCTTTCTCGGCTTCGTTATCGTAGAAGGCTTTAAGTTCTTCGGCCTGCTTGCGGTCTACGGTCCACTTATTGATACGCTCGGATACCATCCGTTCCATCATCAATTCAGAACCCAAGAGATACCACAGCGGTAAAGCGAATAAATCCTTGGAATGGCAGGCTAGGTTGGCGATAGAACACCGCAGGCCGTAGTTAAAGCTGATGCCGTATCCATAGCGACCTTCGGTAAAGGTGGTGCCAGAGAACGTGCCGGCTTTGATGTCACCGTTGCCAAAGTAGATGTTCTCCCATTGATCTTCGTAATAAGACCCGCTTTGTACGGAGACCTTTACGATGATATTGGTATCCTCAAAGTCCTCGGCTAGGGTCACCGTCTGTTTGGTGTCCCCGTTGGATGCAAAAGTATTGTTATACAACACCGCATTGGTATCGGCATTATATACCGTTACCGTGATGCTATTGGCGTTATTGACCTTGCGGACGGTAATGGATTCGATATGATGGTATTGCAGGGGGCTAAAGCAGTTCGAAGTAAACTTGAACGCTGGGGAAGAATAAGCCCCTGTTACAGATGATTCAGTGATAGGGAAGGTGTTGAGGCTATATTGCGCGCTCTTAACCTTGAATTCTTTAGACAGGGCGGCAACAATCATCAGCTGAAGTCGCTTTGTGGCCCGTGTCTGTACGTCAGACCATACGCCTGCGTACGTTTTTTGTTCAGCGTCTGCCAGTTGCTCGATAGATTTCAGGCTGATGCCGGGCAGGGAGTTAATAAACAAACCGGACGCGGGGGTAGGTACCCCGCATCCGGTAAGTCCGATATAGTCAATAAGACAATTCATCGTGATTGATTAGGCACTATTAGGAACAAGTGTCACAAGCGTTGGTGACGTTGTAACGCAGAGCTCCGTTAACAGAGTAGTTGCCATCTTCCTGACGGTAGCTGTCAGAAGGAATCTGGAACAGACCGAAGTCCTTCTTCATGATGAAGCTCCAGCCTTTCTGATAGGTTGCCGTAGAACCGCTATAAGCGTCCGTCAACGTCGTCGGGCAATCGATGTACTTCAACTGCCAGTCGAACTTAACAGGCAACAGGGATCCGTCGGAAGCGACAGCCGGCAGAGCGATGGTTCCGAACTCGGAAGCACCCGGCTTCTGACCAGCCTTGAATCCTGTGTACTCCAAGTATTCTACCAGTTGGATAGCACCCGGCTCGAATACTCCGATGTGGTCCGTACCTACCGTGTCAGAGAAGTCCTGGTCGGCGAAGTAGTTGATCATCGAAGCGGCTGAAGCGCTGTTGTAACCGCCTTGGTCCATACCCTTCCATCCCTGTGAAAGGATGTAGTTGTAGAACAAGCCAGCACCGACTACGTTAGGCATACCAGAGAGGTTGTTCTTTTTGTAGTCGCTCAACAGCTTTGCCATACCCGTGGTAAGCTTCTGAACTTGGGTGTCAGCGGAGAGGTTCAGGGTCACAGCTGCGTTAGAGCCGGAAACCTTGTTCTTTCCCCACGTTACCAGACCGAGCAGGTCATCGTTAACACCTTCGAGGATACCGTTAGCACCGCTCATGATGATATCGAAGAGTTCAGCGGAAGCGCCAGCGATAGGACCGCCGGGGATTGCTACGCGCTGTGAAGCTTCGTCCATGTAGGTAGCTACCAGTTCGTCAGGCAGGTGCCAAGCGATTTGGCGGGTGTTGCCGACAGATACGGTGTACTCTTTGCGGGCGGGAGTGAGTACGTTATCGCAGGATGCGGAGGTATCCGTCTGCGGCTTGGTATTGCGGTTGCGATACCAGAAACGTACTTCTTTCTTGTGACCCGAAAGGGCGTTGGTTTGGATAGGATTAGCGCCGGGACCAGAGGTCAACATAGCGAGGAATCCTTTGAGGTCAACTTTGTGACCGGGATATGCCTGACCGACCAGAGTTTTGAGGTCGTTCAGCAAATAGGGTGCGAGACCGTTTGCCATTGTTTTTTAGTTTATCTACCTGCGGCGATATCATCCAGAGCCGCGAAGAACTTGGATGTATCGGAGGCTTTCCCGCCGCTGACGATAGTTTGGTTAGGTAGCGGCAGGGGTTGATTGTTTGATGGAGTTGGTGCGTTATTAGCACCCGGAATGGATAATAGTTTACTTTCTGCCAACACTTGATCAGCAAAGGACTTAAAGGACACGGGCGAGTTATCCTTATAGAAGTCCATGCCTGATTCGGTTTTCAGACTGATAGAATCGTTATCTGTGGTATACTCAAGACGGACCTTTGCTTCGTTAAGCTTGCGGTTAAGCAGTACGGAAGCGGTCTCGATGAGTACGTCCTTGGGAATGTCTTTTTCGCCTGCGTAGTTGTAGGCGGTAAGCATATTCTGGATAGCTTTTGTTTTGAGCTTTTCAGTCCAGAATGAATCGCGCTCTTGGGGTGCCGTTTGAAGCTTTCCCGTGAGGTCTTTGATCTGGCTGTTAAGCTTGGAGATTTCGGATTCCAGTTCGCTCTTATCGGTCTTACGTCCTGTCTCGGCTTTACGGGCGTGGAGGTCGTTAAGTTTCTCGATAAGGCGGTTGTACTTTTCCGTCGTCTTTTTCTCCTGCCGGATTGTTTCGGCGATGTCGGGGTCTACGGCGAATTTCTCCATGACGTTCTCGATGTTGTAATCGAGGCCGTTAAGAATTTCGGCGTGATAGTGTTTACGGAGTTGCTCATTATTGCGGGCGGAATCTACTGTCAACAGGTTGCTGTTGATTTTCGAGTAGAGGTTTTCCGGTAGCTTGTAGTTCGAGAACTCGGAATTAGAAAGGATTCCTACGATTTCGGGGTCCGATGTGGAGAGCCCAGCCATTGTAGCTAGCTTTGTGATAAATTCACCTGCGGTAGTTGCCATAAGTTGACCTGATTTAGTACTGCAAATTTCCGCCGATTAACGCTTGTATTTGTACATTGTTGTTTTTATATTTGTATCACTTACACAAATCATGAAGACACCACTCCAGTTACTCTTTGAAGAAGTTGGCGTAGATGCTGATTCCGACCGCGCCCTTTATTATTTAGACCTCGAAAAGGAAGCCATTCAACAGGCATGGGATGACGGACGTCATAACCATATCGAAGCGATGGAATCACTGGACTACTATATCAACACCTATGGCCCGAAAGAAGACTGAAGCTTGCTATCGGTTTTCCTATCGGATGTGTGATGATGTCGCCGAGATAGTCATCCGTGAACAGGTCAAAGGGCTGGCTAACGGTAAATTCCGTGGACGTAATCAAATCATCGACCGCATCATCCGTGAATGGGACTACTCGAACCTAGCCCGTAACGAAGGGGGCACGGATGCCTTGGATACCGGCAAAGCCTGATGTCCGCAGTTGTATCCACCCCGAAGGACTAGGAAGTTCTCCGAGGTAGTGGCCTCGTTCATCCCTTCGGGAAGATTGTACTTCTTGTAGATGGGCACCTTATCCGTTCCGACGATACCCTTTAGAAAGCCCGGTATTTCGTTCACATGAAAGTATCCGCCATCCTTCTTGGTTAGATGGTCACAGAATGGGCGGGTGGTTTCCATATTAGAACCCGTATATCGATAATAAACAGCGCCGAGGTCGGAAGCTACGGTCTTGGTATAGGTGGCGTTATATTGGTTAATAGCGTCCGTAGTGAACGTTTTAGCATATCGGGTTAGTCCCCCAGCTTCATCGGGTTTGCCTAGGATGGATTCCCGTAGCTGTTCTGTGAGGTCGGAATAACTGCCTCCCGTGGTGATGTTCTGCTTTAGGATGTCCTTTAGTTCCGATGAAAGGGATGATGTGACCCCAGTCTGCTGAAGCTGGTCGATGGTGATGTCTATTGACACCTTTGTCAATTCCTTAAGAACCTTGTTAGGTTTAAACTGGTCAAATACGGAAGCTAAATAGGTATTATTAAGCCGCTCTAGATCGGGGAACACGGAGGTAAATTGCTCGACCTTCTTTTTATAGTCGTCGTTTAAAACAATACCATCGACCTCTTTGTTTATCTGGGTAAGTATCCGCAGGTTATTGACGGAATTGACCACGTTTCCCGATGCGGAGGTATCCAGCTGTTTAATAAGATTCTGAATTCTCTGCCATATCTTTTTTTCTGACAAAGGCAATCCCTCAACGAATCTATTTACAGATTCGTCGAGGGTATTTATGATCTTATTTGCTGTATCTAGAGCCATTAGATAATATTAGTATCAGGCTTTAATTGTGGAGTTCCAATCATCTTACGGGAGGTCGCTTCATCGAATCCGTAGATTTCCTTAAGCAGTGCCACTGATGCTTCAAGATCTGAAGTTCCTGCGGCTACTGCCTGTTGGATGGCGATGATACCTTGTACACCTCCGACAGAACCCTTTAAGTTAGCCTGTGCTTCTGCTTGTTTCTGTGCTATCTCACTATCGATAACAGTCTCTTCAGGATTGGCCCCGTCGGTAATTGATAGGATGGTCTTGGGTGAATTATCAGAAATCCATTTATCAGCCAATAAACCTATGACCGCCTTCTTTTCCATCATCGATAGCTGATAGAACAACGGATTCTGGTCATGCGCCATATCCACAAACTCACGGATGTTGCTATGGATGACCTGCGTCCGCTTATTGATAACGCCGTTGGATACCGCCACCAGTATCTCATCCACTGACATACCGGCTAACGGGTCTAGCTCGTAGATGTCCTGAAGCTTTTCCTTTATGCGCTTATTCGTATTGAATTTCTTGCTGGCATATTCCAGCTCGGCGGCATTGATAATCAGCGGGCTCACCTTTGCCGTGCGAAGCTTGGCAATCTCATCCACAAGGTAACCCTCGGGGATGATGTCGTACTTTTCAGGTACGTTAATCATCGGGCGGAGTCTCTCCCGCTCTTCTTCATTCATTACGATTCCGCCATAGCGGTAGTCGATAATCATCATGCTAATATCATCGATGATACGGATGCAATCTTCAGCGATGGAATATACGAAGTTATTCAGCTCGGCACGGTCTACCTCTTTAGCCGTTCCCGACTGCGACAGGGGAACCGATGCGAGGAACTCCATGTTCAGGGATGACAGGGCGTGATAGATATGGTCGTGAACCCGTTGATCCTGAAGCTTGGCAATGTCGATAGGCTTGGTGAGATATCCAGCGGGGGGAATCGGCGTACCGGGTTCCCCGATAGATGTCGGCTTAACGGTGATGTGTTCGTACGGGTTAAACGGAAAGAAGCCCTTGCCGTTGCAATCGTTACACATAATCGGAGAGCTTCCCGGCTTGGGGGTCATGCCGGTTCCGTGACAGGCGTTACACTCCTTGCCTTGGATGGCCCACATAGTCGAGTGAATGTGCTGTACTACCTCGGCTTGCAGGTCGCTCCATTCCCGTGCCGCTTCGTTAAGAGAAGGAACCATTGAATGGATGCGGGAGCTATAAAGGGTATCTTCTGGAGTGTCCCGAAGAATGATTCCAAAGGTCTTCAGCACCGGCACATAACCAAGGCCGTGCATGAATTCGGTAGCGGTAAAGTCGCCCTTTGCGTTAATCTGCTCATACTTTACGATGGATTCTTTATCCGCCGAATAATATACCGCACCGGGATAGCTACGGTTCCCGCTACGGTACGAGCTGACTTCCATAGATTTCAGGATAGCGTATTCCCCATAGACGTAATCCAGTACCTGCGGGCTGTTAAACAGCATCGGGTATGGCTTGAAATACTCATTGGATTCCTTTACCACGTTCATCGGGACTACCATCACCACGGCATTGGCATCCATCAAATACTGATTAAAGCAGACAGACCAGAACCAGTTATCCAACGAAGTATACTTCGGGAAATCGTTATTTATATAATAGCTAGGCCGTTCCTCACTGATGACCATGGGCGGAACAATCGTCTCATCGAAGGCTATCAGATAGTCCTGACTCTTGCGAATCTTTTGCAGGCTATTAAAGACCTTGGATACAGACGCCTGCGTCTTGGGGATGTATATCTTTTCGCGGTAACGTTTGATGGTATCGCTCTCTCCGGGACGGCGTTCTGATATCAGCTCCTTTGGGTATTCCCCTAGGGCGTGGGTCTTGATATCATTATATTGCTTTACCGTTTCAGCGTAGAACTGGTGCTTCTTGTTACCGCTGTGATACTGGCTAATGTCAAAGATGGCCATTAGATTTTTCTTCTTTCTTTAAGTATTCTGCTTTTAGGAATCAATTGGTATGGCGCTTCAGCGATACCCAAAGAACTATAATAGTGATTCATTAAAGAATCGTATATCTTCTTGATGTGGTTAGACACGAACGCGCCACCAACGGACATAGCGTAATAATCGGCGATGAACGCCCTGTTATGCTGTTTAGGGAAGTGTCGCGGTTCCCAGTAAGTAGGTTCCCACGGCGTCTGATGCGGAGCCTTCTTCGTCTTGGCCATAGCCATCATAAAGAACGCTTCGTCGGGAAGACCCGATCCGAATGCAGATACCGATACCTTGGGTTTCTTATAGGCTTTGCGGGCCTCGCTGAAGATGTCCGTGCCTTCCTCAAAATACATTACCTCCGATGATACGTCATAGAACTCATCGGTATTATACGCTTCGGCGAGTTCTTTAAAGCTTATCCATCGCGATAGCGGGGAGTCCTCGGCGCTCATCTTGGAACGGGATACCATCGTAAATTCCGTTCCTTCCAGCTGGTCAAACAGCTCGGCAGGCCCTTTGAAGTTATTCCAGATAATATCCGCATCCAGAAACAACGTCTTTTTAAACGGCGTAAGCTTATCCAGATTGAGCTTCAGAAAATACGGGTCACCGTTTAGCATCGATGCGGGCACCTCTATGGATTCAAATAGGTACTGCTTCCATTCCTCCATCATGTTAAAGCCCTGCCCGTCATGCACCAGCGCGATGGGTATTAGCTTGTTATGATAGCGGATAGATACGGCTAGGTTAGCCGCCATATGCGCGTAGTACGGGTGACCCGTGGCGATGATAAGAATACCCTTATCCTGCATTGTTATTATATAAGGTGTCGGTAAGCGGCTGTACTTCTACCCGCGCCTGTGCCGCAGGCCAGTTGCCGATATTATCGGGCCATTCTGGCGAGTAGTCACCATCGGTATTAACGTATTTAGCCGTAGTGTTAGTGAAGGCCCCGATACGAAGGATGTCGGAGGCCGTAGCTACACGGAGCCAATCGTGGGTATGCTCATCGGTATAGTCGATAAGCAGGGTGTATATCTTGGAGCTATTAGCTTGGGTGATGGTGTTGTAACCGCTAGCGCTGGAATACTTCTTCAGGTCTCCCTTATATTTCGGGTTGATCATCATGGACCGAACCCGTGCCCCTACTTGGAATGGTATAGGGTCGGTAGGGTCAAAGTGAAAGCCGAAGGCATCGGAGCCGTTAGTACCGCCTACCCATTGGGAACACTTTTCCGTATCGGGGTAGTCGATTATCTCGATGCAGTTGGAGCAGTATTCAGCCATCTGACCGGGGATGTAGGATGTCATCAGCAGTCGGCTGTCAAGAATCTCCAGCGTACGGGAGCTACCTGTAACAATATATGTTGCACCAAAACTAATAACAGGATATACCGATGACACAACAGGCTGACCCGTTAGGATGATAGTTCCAGTATAGGTAGTATTAGGCTGAACGTCAGATAGCAAAAAATGCGGGTCATCATTCTTATCGAAAAGGTAAATAGTTGAGCTATCTGGTATCTCGTTAAGTGCCCCGATAGCTATGGTCCATTCAATAACCATCGTCGTGGTAGCCGATGGATAATAGTTCAGCACGTTATTAGGTTGCCAAGTCCATCCAAAACTATTGGCTCCTGATGGCATTGATATTGTCAGTTTTCCTGAAGCTACCGTAGCCGTTCCTCCGCCACCGCTATTAATCAGCGTCCACTTGCTAGCATTGCCGAATGAATAGTCCGTTATCAAATCGGTGTTGACATCATACCCGCAGGCATCGTAAACACATAGCTCGTAACAACCCGGGTCTACATCGCCAAGCTGATACTTCAAGGTAACATAATCCTGATACAGCTCCAGCGAACCCGATAGGTCAGCCTCCGTGTTATTCTTGGTGTCCTTTAAAAGGACGGTGTAATAGTTGGCGTAAAGCTGAACCGAGATGTCAGATATAGTTCCGTTGAAAGCGGCATCTGCAAACCAGTTGAAGATAGCCGTGTCTCCCGTAAAATAGTATTCATACACCCCATCAGATGTAATGGTCTCCGTAATAGATAGGTTAGGCTGGATATCCAGCGTTCCCGTCGTCATTCCAGTGACCTTGAACGTAAGCTTGTAATATCCTCCGCTACTGAAGTTATTAATCGTTCCATACAGATAGGCCGATGATGTGCCCGTCTTGGTGATGGTCCCGTTAGGATTTACCCTCCATTGGTTAGCGTTTCCAGACCAGCATCCGCCAGTAGTTTCAAGAACATGCTTCTTTACGCTGATGTCGTCAATCCATCCGTCAAACAGATGAGTATCAAAATACAGCCCTGACGTTCCAGCCGATGTAATCGTGATGCTATACGTGCCGGCACTGAAGCAGGATGTGCCGCTAGTCCCGTCAATCTTTGGGGTGATATATCCACCCGTCATGCCTCCGATGGTGAAGGTCACTATATAAGTCGTCCCGTTGGCTACGCTGATAGCCTGTTGTAAAGCATTGGTAAGGGTAGTGCCGGGGAACTGAATCCGTTGATTGGTGGCGTCCCTAGTGACCCCGCTACCTAATGTCCATCCCGTACTATTGCTAGTGAATGAACCGTTGGTGACTAGGTTAGTATTGCTATTGGTAAACGTAGGGTCACATAAATCATTAGCCCCCAGTCCGCAGGGCGTCTGCCGCCATTGGGCGAAAAGGTAATCGTTGGTGCTGTATAGCGTACATGCCAGATCGCTAGGCGTCTTGCAATCGCTATCGGTAGCCCAAGAAGTACGCCAGCTGATAGGCTGGTTATCGATAAATTGTATTGCCATCTGTGATGAGGGTG